ATATATATAGTATATATGTGGAAAACTTTGTGGAAAACTCCCTTAGTGGATATATTGAACTTGTAATAAATATATAACATTGTTGACATAATTTTGTAACAGTTATATGCTTTATTATTTGTGACATTTCTTACATTTATGACACATTTATGACATAATTTTGTAACTTTTTTATTGTATAATAAATATATAGAAAAAGGTATCTTTTTAATGATTAAAGATTGGAGGGTTGACACAAACGACGGAGAAGGTTTTTTCTATAATCTAACGACTGAAAGAATGGAGGTTAAAGCATGAACGCAAGGACTATTTTTATTGACGACGGCGATGGATTTTTTATCTTTGAAGTCAATCATTTATACAGGGTGTTAAAGCGCTTAAATAATTATGAGCTTTTAGCATATGCTGATTTTAGAGATTTAAACGACGCTATTGCTTACGTCGAATTTTTAAAGGAAAAGAAGTAAAACAAAATGCCCGGAATGCCCGGGCGCGGCGGCAAATCCGCCCAACGATTTGAAAGGAGATAAAATAATGAAAACAAATATAAAAGATTATATTTTAAAATATTATACCGGCAACGAAAAAGACTATTCAAAAATTTGCTCAGATATTTATAACACATTTAGAAATGAATTATATAATTGTGAAAACGATTTTCGATATTATAAAAATAATGAATTTAATGCATTTATTGATTGGATGCAAGGCGGGCCCGGCGTTTTTGATACGGATTATTATATAAGACGTTCTTCCGTTAAAGATTTGATGTTTATTCTTGGTGAAGAAGATACACATGTTGCATTTTTGACGAAGAAAAAGCGGAAGAAGCGATTACATATTTAATTTATGGAACTATAAAAAGCATGATAATGAAAGGATAAATTTTATGAAAATTTTGAAGATTGGATATAAAGAAAAAACTTTTTATGTTTTAACGAATTTTATTACATATTTAAAATTAAAAAGAAATTTTAAAGGAACAAAAATAAAAATAAAAAAATTAAATTATTTAGCATTTAATGCGGGAAAGGTTGTTATCGATGACACGAAACGAAAGAGTTAACTCATTTAATTTTTTATTATATCATTTAAACGAAATTTGTTTTAAATTACAAGAAATTGACGAGGAAATCGATTTGCTTTTGCCTGACTTGAATACATTTGATGACTTTGATTTTGAAGATTATAACGATGTATTATCTTTTGTTTATGATATTTTAAAAGCGTCAAAAATTTTAATTGATAAAATGGAAATTGAACCAGATAAAATTTAGGAGACTTTATGGAAAACAATATTTTTAAATTAATAAATTTATTTCGAGGTATTTTTTCAAAGAACTTCAACATAAATATATTAGACGATAGAATAGAAGTTTTTTACGGTGAAAAAAGTATAACCGTTAAAACACATGATTTTTTATATGAAGTCGTATCTGTTATTTTTTATATTTTAAACTGTGAAAAACAGAAACTAAACGCAGAAGATATGTTATCTAATTATTTGCTGTATACTTCTGTTAATATGTTTTAGTTATAAATTCCGCCCTCGCTATTTTTGACACTCTCACAGCGTAACGGCTGGTCAACCGTGGAGACGGGACGGGGGCGGATTTATATATTTTGTGGGGTTGTATGTTTTTTGATATTAGTGAATTGATAGGAACTCAATTATTTTATTTTATTGTTTCATCACGTGGAATCGGTAAGACGTTTTCATCATTAAAATATTGCTTAAATAATTTTTTAAAAAATGGCGATGAGGCAGTGTATCTACGTCGGTTAGTTGTTGAAAAAGATAACTCTTCAAAGATAGTAAATCAACTAAATGAAATAAATTCTGAAATCGAATACAAAAATAAAGGCGGAATAATTTACGCTGATAAAACACCCTTTTTATATTTATATTCATTAAATGATTCTAAGCGTTCTATTCCATTGAATAAAGTTAATACAATTATTTTTGATGAATTTGTACCATCTAATGGAATATATTTAAAAAGAGAAATCCCGTTGTTTTTAAATTTTTATGAAACAGTCAATAGATTAAGGTTTGAAAATGAAACTAAGGTTTTATTTTTAGGAAACAACGGAGGACGATATAATCTTTACACTAATTATTTCAATATTGAATTAAATAATAACAGTTTTAAAAACAAAGATATAGTATATAAATTACTACCTCCAAACGCTGAATTTGTGAACGCCAGAAAAAATACGCAGTTTGGTAGAATTATAGCAAATACACCTGATTTTAAATACATGTACGAAAACGAAGACATACGATTAAACAATGAACAAGTTACAGGTTTTCCTCCTAACGTTAAGCCATTATTTAATTTGAATATATGCGGTTATGATTTAGGATTTTACACAACACAAAATAAAATATTTGTATCAACCGTTTTAAATGATAAAACAAAATTGACTGATGATAGTGAATCATTGAGATATTATAAAAAATCTATTTACTATGATTATATAAGGATGGCTATTGATGATAAAACAATCTTTTTTAAAGATATAAATTCGCAAGAAATTTTTGTAAACACATTTAGATTAAATTGATATTTAGAGAGCGGCATTAAAATACTAATAATTAAAGGAGAATAACAAAAATGACAATTAAAGAATATGCGGAACAAAGAGCAACAATTTCACCTCTTATAAAAGGTAGAGAAAAAATTTCAAATGATGAACTTAACGGAAAGGTAATTACGATTACTGACTTTGACATTGTCGATGAATCAGCAGGCGGATTTGCCGTTGCTGCTCTTGAAGGAGGGTTCTTTCTTTTTTGCGGTCAAACTCTTACCGATTTTTTGAAGGCGGTAGAGCGTGACGGGATGAAAGAAGAGTTACAGAGAGAGGGTTTAGTTATAAAAATTGTAAAAAGAAAATCTAAGAAGTCAAATCATGATTATTACGGATTTGATATAGTCTAAATTATATAAATAATGCCGCTCTCTTTATATAAAATCGGAGGAAATAAAATGCCTAATGAATATGAATTAGATATAAATAAATTGATTGTTCAAAATAAACTTTTGAATCAAAGATTTAATTATTACATGCAAAATACATCTGATGCACAAAATATTATTTCTCAAATTACGCCTGATTATTCATCACCTCGCAAAGTAAGCAGTCAACAGTTAGATATTTCAGGCGGAAATTTGTTAGGTAAAGCACTTTTGATTTTAGGAATTATTACAGGAATGCCTATTACTATGAAGAATCTTCCTGAGGCTTTGTCAAAAATAAAAACAGGTGATGTGGGTATAAAAAACGCACCGGATTTTTTTAAAACATATTTAGAAAAGAAAATAGAAAATAAAGAAAAATATTTAAACAAAAAATTAAATTATAATTTTGATAAATGGGCAAAAGATTTTTTAAATGAAGTTAAAAAATTCCCTCCTAAATTTAAGATACCATTACAAAAAACTATAAATGATATAAAAACAGTTAGAACATTTATAAATAATTTATCTGATACCCAATTAAAAAGTGTTAGCGAAACTATTGATTATAACAGATTAATAAATTTAGATAGTGTTTCAAGCGATGAACGGTTTGAACAGTTTACAAATTTATACGATAAATTTTTGAATAATAAATGGTTTATAAATTATATTGACCCTGAACTTTATGTAAAATTAAATCAAAGCGGGCTTTTACCTGATTTATTGGATAAACTTGATGAGATGACTATTAGCGATATTATAAATATTTACGGTGAAGACACTACGGGTAATAAATATGAGGAGGCAATGAAACGATACGCCTTAAAAATAAATGAAGACATTGCCGACCTTATTTTTAATGCTGAATCAGGCGAGTAATTATGATTAAAAAAATATACGCATGTGATTTTGAAACAACGACATTAAAAAAATCAAGCGAAGAAACAAGTGTTTATTTGTGGTGTGCTATTGATGTAAATAAAGAAAAAGAATTTTACGGGGAAGATATTGAGTCATTTTTCTATTTCATGAAAAACAATATCGGCGCTGATTTTTATTTTCATAATTTAAAATTTGACGGTATATTTATATTAGATTGGTTATTATTTCATACTGATTTTCAATATAACGAGACAGGAAAATTTACTCCTAATACTTTTAACACTCTTATTTCAGAAGAGCTAATGTTTTATAAAATAGAAATACATTTTGATGAAGGTAAAGTTCACATTTTAGATAGCTTGAAAAAATTTGCAGCAGGAACATCTATCGCAAAAATGGCTACCGATTTTGAAACAGGACTTGAAAAATTAAAATATGATTATGATACAGAAAAACCGAACGCTTTAGGATATATGTATATCCGTTCTGACACTCTTATATTAGCCCGTGGATTAAAAAAGATATTTAAAAATGGTAGTAAAGAAATGACTATCGGTGCAGACGCATATAGTTATTGGAAAGACGGCTATAAAAAGTATGAGTTTGAAAGATTATTTCCCGAATTATCGATTGAAGAGGACACTAATTTAAGAAAATATTATAAAGGGGGATATACATACGTTAATAGATTTTATCGAAATAAAATATTTGAACACATAAACGGATGCTGTTATGATAAAAATTCAATGTATCCGTCACAAATGTATGACAATGTTTTTCCTGTTGGGAAACCGAGATATTTTACAGGTAGATATAAAGACAATCCTATATTTGATTTATATGTTCAACATATTAAATGTTATTTTGTAATAAAAGACAACATGCCGCCCATGGTTCAACGTGGTTATGGCAGATTTAAACGCGATTATATTTTATCAAATCTTGAAAAAACTGAGCCTGAGGATTTATATTTCACATCTATTGACTTACAAACTTTTTTTACTTGTTATGATGTTTTTAATTTAGAATATATAGACGGGTATATGTTTCGAAGTAAGAAAGATATATTTAAGTCATATATAAGGCAATGGTATTATATGAAAACGATATCTTCCGGAGCTATGAAAAGTTATGCTAAACTTATGCTAAATAGTTTATATGGTAAGTTTGGAGAAAATCCAAATGTTATATCAAGAATACCATTCAAAAAAGGAGATATCGTTGGGTTCAAAAAAACAGAGCCTCGACGAAAAAAACATACTAAATATATACCTATTGCACTATTTATAACATCATATGCCAGACAAGATTTGATTTATAATATAATAAAATTAGGCGGTGATAGCCCTAATAGCTCATTCATCTATTGTGATACAGACAGTTTACACTGTATAGATGACCGTGCAAAAGATGTATTAAAGATTGATGATTATAGATTGGGATACTGGAAGAAAGAAAACGGGTTTAATAAATGTAAATTTATACGTCCGAAATGTTATTTTGAATCTAACGAAAATAAAAATATTGTGCGAATTGCGGGAATGCCGATAACACAGGCTGAAACAATCGGGTTTGATGAATTTGATTATAACGTTAGTCGAAAGAAATTAATTCCAAAAATTGTAAGAGGCGGAGTTTTGCTTGTTACAACAGATTATGTTTTAAGGAAGTGAATAAATATGTCGGAAGATGAAAAAAGAATAGTAAAAATAGAAACAGAAATAAATGTATGTAATAAAAAAATAACATCATTGAATCAAGATTTACGCAAATTAAATAGAAAAGTTTCAAACATGTTTTCATATTTACAAACACTTATTTTAAAAGGAGGTTAATAAAAAATGTTTGGAAAAGATAAAATCATTGAAGAAAAAAATAATGATAGTGTAGAAGTAAAAGAAGAAATAAAAGAAACAGAAAAACCTACTGAAATTATTGAAGATAAAGCAAAAGCACAGAAAGATGATACAACGTATGTTGATAGAGATGAATATAATTCATATGCTACTACTTTGTCTTCTATAAATGAGAAAATAGATAGTCTTGAAAAAATGATATCTAAACTCTCTGATGATGTTTATAATAAATTCATCAATCAGGATGAAGAGGTTGTAGAAAAAGAAAGTTTCTTTGATAGGTTGGAGGTATAAGTTATGGCTAAAATTACAAATGTTGAATTTCTTAATCAAATAAAAGCAATGAATCCTGTTATTTCATCTGTTGTTCCGAATGTAACTGAATCTAATATTGATGATGTGTATGCTATGGTACTGAATAACAGTGAAATAGCTAACCAGTTTATAAACACATTGGTAAATGTTATTGCAGTACAGAAGTCTGAAACGTCTGATTTTTCGCAGCCGTTCAAAATGTTTAAAAGAGGGTTTTTACCCATGGGCGCAACGTATGAAGAGGTTTATGTTGACGTAGCTACTGAAATAAACCAAGATATTTTGGACCCTGAATCTGCTCTTGGTAAGTATGTATCTGATATTGGAGCGTCTTATCACACTATAAACAGAGACAACGGGGTATTTGCGGGAACTATTTCTTATCTCCTATTAAGACGTGCATTTAAGTCTGAATATGGTATGAGTGAGTTAGCGACAAATATTATAAAATCTCTTTATCAGGGAGATGAGAAAGTTGAATACAATATATTTAAAAGCTTGTTGACTTCCACTACTATAAAAAGAAGCGGTCTTCCTGTTCAAGTTACTAATCCTGTTGGAGCGCCTGACCAAGAAGCTACGGCTAAACAGTTCGTTCAGACGCTTAGAGAATATTCAAATCTTATGACATTTTTGAGAAATGATTTTAACTATGCGATGGTTGATTCGAATAGCCCGAAAGAAAGACAATGCTTAATTATTTCTGCGGCTCTTGAAGCTGTTATAGGTGTTGAAGTATTAGCGTATGCTTTTAACATGTCACAAGTCGATTACATGATGAAAAGAATATTAGTTGACGATTTTGGAGAAGACTCCACTATACTGGCTATGCTTGTTGACGATAGATTTTTCATTCAGTATGATACAACCTATATGACTAATACACAATACAACTCATTGAAAAACTGGTGGAATTATTTCCTGCATCATTATGGAATTTATTCCACATCACTATTTGCTAACGCTGTTGTTTTCCAGACTAACGCTGCTACAACCGCTTTAACTATTACAGGTGCAAGTACAGGAACCAGAGGCGGAACTGTTCAGCTTGATGTATCAGCAACTGGCTATGCTGCCCATAAATGGAGCGTGTCGGGCAACACATCTAAAAACACGTTTATAAACATGAACGGTCTTTTGACGATAGCTTCTGACGAAACAGCATCGTCTTTGACTGTAACCGCATCTATTCCTACTCTTATGAATGGTAGCGGAGACACGCATACTATAACTATTTCTTAATTTTTATTTCCTTTCCAAAACGGGCGGTAGGGTGGGAATTATAAGAAAGGAGAGAAAAATGTTAGATACTGACGTTACTAACTTATTTCCTAACAGTGAAATATATATATTAAAAGACATACCTATTACAGGCGAAGACAAACCAAATTTTTTTGGCAAAGGTAAATATGACCAAGTATCATTTTTCTTGGGAAATACATATAAAAACCCTATTGAATTTGCTAAAACATCTGGCGACCCTGCTACAATAGATTATGACTCAATGTATTCGTATTACAATGCTACATACGACAATTTAATTTATGTGTCTACACGTTATAGTATTATAAGAAACGGTGCTATAAAAATTCCGATAAACATTTCACAGATAAATACAGGAAATTATTTAATATTTAGAAATAATGTAAAAGCATATCCCGCAATCACTCCTAATAATTCAATGGATATAGATGATATATTATCTAATGATGATACGCGAGAATTTAGAGAAGAAAATATAAACAGAGAAATAGGAAATAATCTTCCTGATTATGTGGGCGACGATTTTTTCTATTGTTTTATTGAAGGTGTGGAGTATGTAAATCCTAATACAACGCTTGTTTCATTTGGTGTTGATTTACTAACAACGTGGAGTACTAAGATAATATATAAATCATGCTACATTGAAAGAGAACATTCATATAATAGGCCGTTTTATTGGGACTATATTAAAGAAGATTTTAGTTATGAAGAGGATTTATCTTCATATACTGTTTTGAATTTCTCAAATAATATAAATGATTATTTAGGCTGTATATTAGCGTCAGGTGATTTATGGCAAAAAACTTATGTTACATCAACAGCAGATATAGAAAACATACCAAATCGAACAAGTGCCAGTACTTTATTCGGAACATTAATTCCGTATAATCAATATATTGTAGAAGGTAGTAGCGATTTTGATTTAGCAACATTAACACGTTCAGTATTGTATGGTGCGTCTTTGGTAGGTGCGGGTGATAATGTCGCGAGTATAATAATGATACCTAAAACAGCATATACCGCATCGGGTAGAGCTATTACATTAATAAACCCTACAAGCTATGGCGGAGTATTTGCACCTTTACCTGATGACGTAAATGTTATGATTGAAACTCATGATAATTACCAAATGCGTTATTTAGCGTCTTCAAGAGGTTCACGATATACACTTAGTACTGCTAATATTGAAAACATGGCACAAACACAACAAGTAAGTGTTTCATTTAATCTACCATCTCCTGAATCAGGCGAACATGCAATTAAAAATAACAAAACATACTCATATATAAAAGTAGGAGTTTCAAGTGATAATGGTGTTGTTGAATATCCTACACATTGGCTAACATCTACATCAATTACTTTTAATATTAAACTTGCGGCTCTTATTCCTGAATATGCTGTTGTTGTATATCCGACATTTGCTGATGGAGCAACTTCATTATCCTTAATAAATATGTATTCGAGCGTATTAAAAGGTGTAACATCAGCTATGGATTATCCTGCATATATTCAAACAACTGCAAATAATACAATTGCTACAGTTTTAACAGCTCAAAATGCTCTAACTCAATATGAAACAACACAAGAAACATCTACAAATACATATTGGGCAGAAACCGCTAATTCACTTATTAATTTTGTATCAGGAAGTCTGGGTTCAGCTCTTAGCTTAAATCCAGGTGGAGTAATCAGTTCAAATGGAAATCTTGTAACTTCTCAAATTTCCGCATATACTGATTTTAAAAACACGCAAATACACGCAGCAGCCGCATCAAAAATGTCAGCTAATAATATTAAAGCAAGTTTAGCATCAGGTTCAGCCGCTAATCAATTAAAAACAGTAGGTAGTATAAGCAGTTCAATAAAGCACAATATAGGACAAAATTCAATATTATTAAACGTTCGTTATCCAAATCATACATATTTACAAATGATTGATGATTACTTTTCCGCTTATGGTTATAAAACAAATAGGTATGGTGTTCCTCTCTGGGTATCTTATAATGGCACAGCTAACGGTTGTAGAAGCAAATGGAATTATATAAAAACGATAAATTGTAATTTTCAATTAAACCGTCCATTAAATGAGATTGAGCTTATAAGAAATGAATTTAATGAGGGTGTAAGACTATGGGAAATAAATTCAGCAGCTGACTTACGCAATATGGGATTTAATTCTTCTCAACCTGTTTGGACAGATAATCCTATGAGAGGAAATTAAGGTGGTGAACAAATGAAAAATAAAAACGCAGGAATTGAATATGCATATTTAAATTACGGTAGATATTATGACCGTTATTTTAATATGTTTATCAAATTAGTAAATGGACGTTTTAGATATTTTAATTTGCCTAACGAGATACCAGCTGAAAATATTGAAAGGTTTTTAACGCAATACGGGCAATTATTATTATTCCGTGTAGTAGGAAATAAATTTGGAGCTTATAATTTTACATCTCTTGGAAATATAGATATATATGGCTATCCGCTTAAAAGAATGGTAACTTTTGCAAATGGTAAACGATTAAGATTTAATAACACTAATAGCGTTATCATTTATAACAATTCTATGCATACTCCCGACTTACTTACTATATCTTCTTATTCCGCGCAACTTGCGCAACTTGATGAAGCTATTGATGTGAATTTAAGAAGTTGTAAAACACCTATTATTTTTAAAGGTAATAAAAAACAACTCCAAAGTATGCAGAAAATTTATAACAGAATTGATAATAATGACCCTGCTCTTTTTGTATATAGTGATAATAACTTAATTGATAACATTGAAGTACTCGACTTGAAAGCAACGTATAGAGGAAATGAATTTTATCAGACTAAAAAGAATCTTCTCGAAGAAGCATTTAAAACATTAGGATTTTATATTCCTAATGAAAAAGCAGAACGTCTTATAATTGATGAAGTAGCTGCAAATAACTCTATCACAGACGCCGCCAGATATGATATGTTAAAAATGAGACAAAAAGGATTAAAGATATTTAATGATATGTTTAAGGATTTTCTTCCAGAACCCGTATATGTTGATTATAGCGGAGACGGTAAGGAGGGATTAAATTGATAAAAGATTTTCAAACAATATCATTTTATACAATATTGAAAGATATAATGTTATCGCAAGGACAAAATATAAATTGGGTAACAATTGATAATATTATATCAACTTTACAACCTGTTATTTTTAATTTCGATTACACAATTTTTGAACCAGATAATACAAGCTCTCATAAAAATACTATTGAAAGATTATTCATACAAAAATATTTATTTAACGATTTATGTGTAGACGCTTTCGGCGAATGGAAAATGTGGTTTGAAACTGAATTTAAAGAAAAAATAAAAGACTATAATGACTTATGGAAAACGTGTAATAAACTATCGGAAGACGACATATCATTATTATTTAATAAGTTTTCTAATTTTAATGAAACATATGATGAAACTAACACAAATAACACTGAATCTACGGCTACTCAAAACGCAACAAGCGAAACATCAACAGCTCTTTCATATGATAATTCAAAAGGCGGAACTAAAACAAAAAATGTATTTTACGATACCCCGCAATCTGAAATAAGCGAACCCGCATATACTTCATCAGGTAATCCAATTACATATAACGGTCAACCTGTTAACAGAGATTATGCGACAACTATGGATAAAAGTGAAACAATAGTTGATAGTATTCAAAAGAACGAATCAAATTCAACAGATGAAAGAACTAATAATACATCAACAGATAAAGATGGTAGCAAAAACTATAGTAAAAAATCTACCGATAGCGGATTTGAGGGCGACCCTCTTTATAAAAAATATCTTGAACTATTACTAACATATAAAAATATTGATAATATGTTTATCGATGAATTTCATGATATGTTCAATGCCTTGTTAATATAAGGAGTGATAAAATGTTTAAAAAATATAATCATATTTGTTTAAAAGATATATTTCCAGGTGCTTTATTTAATAATAACACCGTACAAACAGTGTTAAATGAGCGAACGCTTGAAACACAAATAGTAAAGCTTGCGGATATTATAGGTGCTATACCTATGATGCCGTATGATATTGAAATAACATATTCTCAAACAGATGAAACACGTTGTTCATTTACAGGAACTATTCGTGTAGGTGCTGGTACAATAGATGTTTATCAAACACTTAACGCAGCTGTTTCAGAAAACATAACATATTATTTAGTATATGATTGGAGCGATATAACTACTAAACTTGTTGAAAGTGTTAGCCCTTTCCAAATGGAACTGTGGCATGTAAATGTTCAAAATAATCAAATACATTCGAATAACTATCATAACATATATTACGATGACCATGTATTAGTAGACCGTGTAGACTCTCTTGAATCAAGAATGGACAATGCTGAATCAGACATAACATCTCTTGAATCAAGAATGTCAACCGCTGAAACAGATATAAATAATCTTGAATCTCGTATGACTACGGCAGAAAATGATATAGATGGTCTAGACACAAGATTAACGACAGCTGAATCAAATATAACATCAAATGATAATGAAATTGATGGTTTAAAATCACGTATGACAACAGCAGAAGGTGATATTGGAGACTTAGAAGATACTGTTAACGGGGACACATACGGTAATCAAGCACTAAGTAATAAAATAAATACTCTTCAAACTTCTGTAACAGGTCTTAACACACGTGTTACTACAATAGAAGATAATCAAAATTATCAAGATTTGGAAGAAATAGCATCAGAAATATCTTCTCAAAACGCATCAATCAATACCGCTAATCAAAATGCAAGTAATGCTTTAACAAGAGCAAATACAGCTGTTAGTTATATGAATGAGTTACAAGCAACATTTAACGAAGACCAACTCTTAGGACAATTACCCTATTTAATTACAAGTATTTCATCTGTTAATACAAACGGATGTATTAAACTAAATACAGATACATCTAATGAATATTATCACGCATACAGGATAAACTTTGTTGATGATAGCGGATTGACAACAAATACAATTGGAACACTTAGAGTTGATAAAACAGGATATTATGCTATCAACTACAATATTTTTACAGCATCGTCAGGACAATGGCAAAATTCAAATAGAATTATAGCTGTTGATGTTTATTCACAGACAACATCTACACCTCTATATTCTACATATTATGCTGCTAACTTTTCACAAAGTAACGATAATAGTTATAATATCTCAGGAACATTTTATTTAAACTTAGTTTCTGGATTAGATATTGACATAACAATAGCTACTGGTTCTGGAGATGCGGGAGGTATTCTTAATGTTATACCTTCTCGCTCAAATCTTAGAATTTCTTATCTTGGAAACTATATAAACGGGTAATTTTATGGAATATATTATATCATTATTATGTAGCGCTGTAATGTCTATTGCAACTATTATAACAACTGAAAGAGTTATAACATACAGAGTAAAACAATTAGAAAATAAAGTGCAAAAACATAATGAGTTAATTCAAAGAATGTATATTGTTGAAACTAAAATAAACGATATTGAAAGAGAGGTATATAAATGAGTACATGGAGAGATAATGTAGCAGAAGCTCTTCCTAACAATGAAATTAATACAACCAATAAAAGTTGGAGAGCTATTGTAACCGAAAAATTATTTGGAGAACAGCCCGTAACTACCAAATCATTTACATTAAAAACGTCTGATGAAGATTTTATACTAAAAGTAGAATATCCTGAAACAGTTACAACATGGCGTGAACTAACAGAAATAAATACAGCGTTTAAAGTGCGAAATACTAATATTGATTTTATGGTTAATTTATCAACTGTGCAAAATAATAGTACCAATGTTTTAACAACTGATGCAATAATCGAGGGTAATCAATACACGTGGAATTATTAAGAAGGTGATTAAATGAATTTAAAAGTAAGATTAAAAAACGTGACATTTTGGATAACGTTTTTACCTATGTGTGTCTCTTTTATTTATCAAGTATTATCATTATTCAACATTGTACCTAAAATATCTGAAAATGATGTTATAAACGTTATTACAACAATAATTACATTTCTTGGTAATATCGGGGTTTTAATTGACCCTACCACAAAAGGAATTACAGATAGCAGACAAGCTATGACATATGAAACGCCTAAGGAGGGATAAAAATGTATAGTAATGAATCATTAGTAAATTTTGTAAAATCTAAACTTAAAATCAATTCAGCTTATATGTGGGGTGAATATGGTAGAAAAATAACTAAATCTACAATTAGCCAAAAAGCAAAACAATATCCGTCATATTATTCTGCCAGCAGACAAAAAACACTAAATGAATTAGTTAATAAAAACTACTATGGATGTGATTGTGTCGGGCTTTACAAATGGTTCCTATGGACAAAAGGCGGAACATCAACTAAAATAACATATGATAGTAAAACAGATAGAAACACATCAGGAATGTATTCTGCTGCAAGTGAAATAGGCGATATAAATTCTATGCCTGAAATTCCTGGAATTATATTATACATGACTGGACATGTTGGAATATACATCGGAAATAATGAAGTTATAGAATGCACTCTTTCATCGTTTGGCGATGGTATTATAAAAACAAATAAAAATGATAGAAAATGGAGTTCATGGTTAAAAATGCCTGAAATTGATTATTCTACCGAAACAAATAATGAAGAAAAGAAATCAATAACCGAAATCGCCAAAGATGTTATAAATGGTGATTACGGAAATGGTGAAGCCAGAAAACAAGCTCTTACAGCAGCAGGATATAACTATACAGAAGTTCAAAATGAAGTTAATAGACTTTTATACGGTAATAAAGAAGAAATAAATGATGGACTAATTGATATGGTTGTAACACCATCTGTTGGACTCTGGCTAAATAATTCTGATACTCGCTGGAATACATCTACTCATATAGTTTGTATGCCTAAAAATTCAAGAGTTCAAATGTATTCTGGAAGTGAAAAATCGTTAGGTCAATATACGTGCGTTAAAGTTATTTACGGTACAACTACTGGTTACTGTGCAAAAGAATACTTGGCTACAGTTTAAAAATATAACACTGTTATATCACGATGTGTAAGAATGTAACACTGTTATATCACAATATGTGATAATATAACACTGTTATAAATTAAATAATATACTTCTATTAAGGTGTGTAGTATGTACTATACACCTTTTTAGTTTTCAAAAGTTTTCCACAAAGTTTTCCACATATAT